TCCTTTTCTGTTTTCACCGACACAAGAGAGCACAAGTCATGACTAAGGCTGAACAGGGTCGTACAAGGCCTCTCAAGGTCGTCTCAGGCCTGATTGAAGATAAACAGGGAATTGATGTCCAATCTAAGCGTCTAATCGGCTCAGGGACGCCCAGAATCCACTCTAGGCTTAACGATTTGCCGTCAAAGGGCTTGGAAATCATCGAGTTTGCGTCTCAAATTGGTATCGATCTAATGCCCTGGCAAAAATTCGTATTTGAGCACGCTTTAAAAATTAAGCCTGATGGTAGGTGGCACGCGCCTTTGGTGGTTGTCGTGGCTGCTCGTCAAAATGGAAAATCGACGATTATGGAGATGTCAATTCTGGCTCGGCTTTTCCTATGGCAAGAATCTCTACAACTAGGATCAGCTCACGTTCTTACGACATCGCTGGAAACTTTTCGCCACGTGGTAAACATTATTGAAAGCAATGAATCGCTGGCTAAGCAAGTCAAGAAGATTCGCTGGGCTCACGGCTCAGAAGAGATCGAATTAATGTCCGGCGCTCGCTACGTGGTAAAGGCAGCAAATGCCGCAGCTCGTGGATTTGCTAAACCGGAGACGGTGTACATGGACGAGACGCGTCAGCTCAAAGACACCGAAGCCTGGTCTGCTATGCGCTATACGATGATGGCGGCAAAGAATCCTCAGCTCTGGACGTTTTCAAATGCCGGAGATCAACATTCCTTAATTCTCAACCAACTGCGCGAGCGCGGTATGGCTTCGGCTGCTGGCGGTAATGATGATATTGCCTATTTTGAATGGTCAGCCTATTCAGACAAGATTGAAGATGAAAAAAACTGGGTGGCAAGTAATCCGGCACTCGGCTGGACTATTCATGAAGATAATATCCGCGCCGTTCTCAATGATCCGCCAGATGTCGTTCAGACGGAGGTCTTGTGTCGTTGGGTCAATACAATTTCCGGCGCGATTCCAGTAAAGGAATGGGAAGAGTGTGGATCTGATGAGATTGAACTCGATGTCGAAAAGATGACATGGTTTGGCCTTGATTTAAGTCCGGATCGTCGCGATGGGGCGTTAGTGGCTGCTCAGAAAAATCCTGACGATACTTTCAACATCAAGCTGCTGCATACCTGGCACAATCCGATTTCGCTGGACGATAAAGCGATAGCAAATGACATCGCACCTTATGCTAGAAAATATCCGCTCGAATATGTGGCTTTTAGCAAGAGGACAAGCTCTGCCGTAGCTGCAAGATTGCAACCGGCAGGAATTCCCGTGATTGACATCGACGGCGCACTTTATGGCCAGAGTTGCGATGAATTACTCGGTGCGATTACCTCAAAAAGATTGATCCACGGAAAACAGGCAGAATTATCCAAGCAGATACTATCGGCCGTCAGATTACCAATGGGTGATGGCGGCTGGATTATTGGACGGCGCGCCTCAAGTGTCGCCGTGTGTGCGGCCGTGGCAAGTGCGCTCGCGGTTCACTTTGCGACACGCCCAGAGATGGAGATGGACATTATGGTCGTGTAGATGTATACGCGAGCCTTAGACTTCTGCACATGGGTCTATTCTCGCGCACAATCACGACTGCAGCTCCGGCTGCGACTTCCGACATTGAAGCATCTCTTGCGCCAGTAAATGTCACTAGCTCTCTTTACAATATCTACGGCGTTGCTGGCATTACTGCGTCGCGCGTTGAATTTATGTCAGTGCCTACGTGTGCCAGAGCTCGAAACATTATTTCGTCAAGCGTTGCATCGATTCCGCTAAAGGTTAGAACTCGCGCAGATGGTGCTCGCGTTGAAACTCCGCCAAAGGTTATTAATCAGCCAGATCCACGCGTTCCCGGCTTTGCAACGTATGCCTGGCTTGCAGAAGATTTATTGTTATACGGCTATGGATATATGCGCATTTTGGAAATTTATGCAGACACATATCGCATCAGAAGCGCAGAACGCATCGATCCGACTCGCGTCACAATTAAAACAAATGCACAAGGGACAGAGATCGATTATTACTGCGTAGATTCAATTCCAGTGCCATACGAAGGCGTCGGGAGCCTTGCAGTATTTTACGGAGTAGATGAGGGCATTTTAAATCGTGCCGGACGCACAATTAAAGCTGGCGCAGAATTAGAACGTGCTGCAACTATGTACGCACGCGAGCCAGTGCCTACGATGGTTTTAAAATCTAATGGCACTGCACTGCCAGCAGATCGCATCGCAAAGCTTCTCGAATCTTGGGGGCAATCACGTCGCAATCGTTCAACTGCATTTTTAAACGCTGATGTAGAATTGCAGACTTTAGGATTTGATCCAGAGAAGCTGCAGCTCAATCAAGCTAGATCTTACGTCGCGACAGAATTAGCCAGGGTCACAGGCATTCCGGCGTATTACGTAGATGCAGAATCAGGATCAAGCATGACGTACTCTAACGCGCAGCTTGCGCGTCAATCTTTGCTGGACTTTTCACTTCGTCCGATTATGTGTGCCATTGAAGAGCGTTTATCAATGACTGGACTGGCTAATGATTTCGTACCAGCATCACAAGAAGTTAAGTTTGATCTTGATGATTATTTACGCGGATCAGCAAAAGAGCGAGCAGATGTGTACAAGGTTCTCTACGACATCGGAGCTATAACTTCCGATGAAATCCGACTAGAAGAGGAAATGATCCGATGAAAGAAATTAAGCCAACTCCTATCAATCTTGACTTTTCAATAAAAGTCACTGCGACGGATTTTCCAAAGCGCGAAATCTCCGGACGCATCGTGACATGGAATGAAGAAGGCTCTACATCAGCCGGATCAACGATGTTTAAGCCTGGTTCAATTAATTTCAGCGATACCACGAAATTATTACTTGAACATCGCCGCGAATCTCCAATCGGATTCTTAAAATCGTATCAAGTCACCGATTCCGGAATCGACGCGACCTTTTCTATCGGCAACACGACTGCCGGTAACGACAGTCTGGTCGAGGCAAGTTCTGGATTGCGTGATGGATTTAGCGTAGGCGTTTTAGCGGAAAAGTATAAGAACGTCGATGGAGTTTTAGTTATTAGCGCAAGTGCGCTCAAAGAAGTCTCACTAGTAACAGATCCAGCTATAGCGAGCGCAAAAGTCGCCGTCGCAGCTAGTGAGCCAGAAGTTTCTGAATCCGATGTGGAAACAGAAGAACAAACTACCGAAGGAGAAAACGAAGTGGAAACAACTCCAACCGTCACAGAAGCACCAGCCGAAACGGTTGAGGCTTCCAAAGTCGTACAGGCCGAGGCAGCTCGTCCGCTCTATTTCACGTCACCACGTTCACCAATCACAACTGGCGGCGCATACCTTGAGCATACAATCAAGGCAGGATTAGGAAATGAAGATTCTCGTCAGTATGTAAAAGCAGCTGACGATTCATTTTCAACAAATCCAGCTTTCTCACCAGTGTCATACGTTCGCGACGTTGCACAGAACACAAACGCAGATCGTCCAGTAATTGATGCGTGCGGCGGTACTCGTCCACTTTCAAGCTACGGAATGACAGTTTCAATTCCAAAAATCACTGCGAATTCAACTGCTGCAACAGTGGCAGAAGGCGGAGATCCAACAGGAACAACTGCGATTACTTCAAGCTATGTAAATGCAACAGTTATTAAAAAAATGGGCTTCCAACGCTATTCAGTAGAATTGCTCGATCGGTCAGATCCGAGCTTTTATGAAATCATGCTTACAAATCTTCGCGATGCTTATGCACAGGCAACTGACGCGTATGTAATTGCTCAGATCACTGCTGGCGGAACTCAAGCTACTGCAACTGCTGCAGATTCAGCCGGATTGATTTCATTCGTATCAACAGAAGCACCAGCTGCATACACTGCAACAAAGCGCACTGCAAAGTCATTTGTTTCCGGAACATCTATCTGGAGCACTCTTCTTGGTGCAACAGATACAACTGGCCGTCCAATTTACAACGCTGGAAATCCTATGAACAATGCAGGATCTGCGATGCCAACAAGTATCCGCGGAAACGTTCTCGGTCTTGATTACTATGTAGATCCAAATATGGTTTCAACATCAATCGATGAATCAGCATTCATCATTGAGCCACGTTCAATCGAAATTTTCGAATCTCCAGCTTTAACATTGGCCACAAACGTGCCAACAACAGGCGAGATCGAAATTTCACTTTATGGTTATATCGCAGCTCAGGCCGTCTTTGCCGGTGGCCTACGTCGCTTCAACCTAACCTAATTAATCATGGGCTAGGTGCGCTCCCGTATCTAGCCCAGCAGCTCACACAAAGGAGACAGAGATGCCAGCAATCATTACCGTAGCAAGCCTTCGGACGGTTCTTGGCGTCTCTGTCGCCCTTTATTCAGACGCTTATCTTGAAGGAATTATTGATTCAGCCGAGCAGGTAATTCTGCCGTTATTGACTGCCAATCAAAACTCTGTCGCCGCCGTATATTTGCAAAATAATGTCGCCTATTACATAACTCAGAAGCCGAACACATTTGTCGCTGGCCAAAGTGTTGTAATTACAGGTTGTAATCCAAATACATTTAACGGAACACTGACAGTCACATCAAATTATTATGATCCATTTCCATATTTACCTTTCGCATATCCGGCACCATATTTTTACTTCACTGCATCAATAACAAACAGTGACATCACATTTCGCCCAGTAATTCCTGGCGGCGTGGTTTATCTATCTGGGGCAGACGCGGCCACGCTCTACGCAAATACCGACGCAGTCGAACAGGCGGTCACCATCGTCAGCGTTGAAATTTTCCAGAGCGTGGTCGCTCCAGGAGGCCAAATTGAAGGCGTAGATTTTCAGCCATCGCCATATAAAATGGGTCGATCACTGCAAAATCGCGTTATTGGTTTATTAGGTAATTACATCGACGTCTCAACGATGGCCATGTAAATGCCTACACCAACATCAATCGCGACCAACGTCAGAGGCACTCTTGCGACTGCTCTCTCTGGCGTGGTGGCTTCTGTCTATAGCTCGCCTCCAGAAGCAGTCATTCCTCCAGCTTGCGTAATCGTTCCCGATTCGCCTTACTTAGAAACGACAACAATCGGCAAATCGCAGGTACGCGTGAAGATTAATTTTGTGGTCACTGCGGCCGTTGCCTACAACAACACGGCCGGAGCACTCGACAATCTTGAGCAGCTAATCATCAGCATCATCGCAGCGATGCCAACTGGTTACGAAGTCGGAGACGTTCAACGTCCGACAATCCAACAGGTCGGAGCGACCAATCTACTAGTGGCGGATCTCGCGGTCAGCACTTACTACACACAACAGACAATCTAAGGAGATAAAGAAATGGCAACAACAATAGTCACCGGTCGCGACATAGTTTTCACTCTTGCCACCGTGAATTACGACGCGCAGACAACTGCCGTCACTTTAGTCAATGCGCCAGTTATTACTACTTACCAGACACTCGATGGCAAGGCGTACAAGCACATCGACGATCAGTGGACACTTAACATCGAGCTTCTTGCAGACTGGGGCGTCGCATCATCACTATTCGAAGCGATGTGGACTGCGTTCACAACTGCTCCAAATACTGCTTTGGCTTTCAGTTTAACAACTGCAACAGGCGCAGTCTTTACTGGTAATGCGTTCCCAGTAGCTCCAACTGCTGGCGGCACTGCTCCAGATGCACAGACTGATTCTTGGTCAATGCTTTGCTCAACCACACCAGTCGCGACATTTAGTTAATCCAAACAGAAACGGGAGCAAATAATGAGACTACCAATCACCATCGAATACACATCAGGCGAGTTCGGCACATACACGGCTCAGCCGCCAGAGTGGGCTAAGTGGGAACAAAAGACAGGCAGCACAATCTCGCAAGCGCAGGAGAAGATCGGTATCTCTGATCTTCTCTTCCTTGCGTGGAATGCCATGAAGCGTGAAGCTGGTGGTAAGCCAATTAAAGGTTATGAAATTTGGTGTGAAACAGTGGCCGACGTGACAGTCGGTGACGTTCTCCCAAAAGTTACGCCGCCGGAAGCGTAAATCGCATACTCGTCGAGGTAGCAATAGCGACGGGAATTCCGATGAGCGAATGGACGACGGCGGAGCAGATCTATACGGCTTTCGAGATACTGGAGAAACAAAGTGAGCGACAACGTTGAAATTGCCTATGACAAGGCAGATCTTCGTCGCATTACATCGGCTTTTAAAGCGATGGATTCAGAAGCTACTGATGCAGCTAAAAGAGAATCGTCAGCTCTTGCAGAATTTGCCCAGGGCAAGATCCAGGCAAAAGCCGTCACCAGAGGCAAGGCAGCCGAACGAATTGCAAGTGGATCACGTGTATCTAAATCCTCAAAGATCGGTGAACTATCTTTTGGCTTTGTAAGTCAAAAGTTTTCTGGCGGAGGTACAACAAAGGATCTTTGGGGCGGTTATGAATTTGGATCTAACAAGTTCAAACAATTTCCAATCTGGTCTGGCCAGTCTCAAAAAGGCGTTGGTTCTAAGGGCTGGTTTATTTATCCGACACTGCGCGAAATACAGCCAGACATCATTGACAAGTGGGAAAATGCTTTCGACAGAATCTTAAAGGAGTGGTAAATGGCCGGACAATCGCGCACACTCAAGCTCTCGATTCTTGCTGATGTAGATCAGCTTAAAAAGTCACTGGCCACGGCCAATGGAGACGTAGACAACTCATCGTCAAAGATGGGCGAATTTAGCAAGAAAGCCGGACTAGCATTTGCAGCCGCCGGAGCTGCTGCTGGCGCTTATGCCATCAAGCTCGCAGTCGATGGAGTTAAGGCAGCGATTGCAGATGAAGCCGCACAAGTTCGCCTGGCTACTGCGTTAAAAAATGCAACTGGTGCAACAAATGACATGATCGCATCTGTAGAAAAGCAGATTCTTAAAACTTCTTTGGCCACTGGTGTCGCAGATGATCAGCTACGTCCAGCCTTGCAGCGCTTGTCTCTTTCAACAAACGACGTCACAAAGGCTCAAGATCTTCTTAATCTTGCTCTGGATATTTCACAAGCTACTGGTAAAGGCCTCGATGGAGTAGCGAACGCTCTCGGCAAAGCATACGACGGCAACACGGCAGCTCTGGGCAAGTTAGGCGTGGGACTATCTTCTGCCGAATTAAAGGCCATGTCATTTGAAGAAACGCAAACAAGGCTTTCAGATCTATTTGGTGGCGCAGCAGCAGCTAACGCCGACACATTTGCCGGACGACTGGAAATTCTCAAAGTCACACTCGACGAAGCAAAAGAGACAGTCGGTGCAAAGCTTCTGCCGATTATCCAGCAGCTTGTCGAATTTGTGGTCAATAAAGTCGTGCCAGCACTAGGCAAATTTGCAGATTTCTTTAAACCAATTACAGACGCAATCAATGACAACAAAGAAGCCTTCACTTTGTTTTTAGGATTCATTCAAAAATACGTCGTGCCCGTACTGGTGACAGTGTTAGGCGGAGCGTTCAAGGTTGTCGGAGAAATTGCTGGCGGAATTATTAACGTGATTGGCGCAGTGATCACTGGTTTAAATGCTTTAATTTCTGGCGCAGTTGCCGGAATTAATGCTCTGATCAAGGTCTACAACTCAATTCCATTCTTGCCAAACGTGTCACAGATTTCAGCTCCATCAATTACCGTTCCTAAAGTGACACTTCCAAAGGCTTCGACGCCATCAGTTGCGATTCCAACTATCAAAGTTCCATCAACTACAAGCTCAAGCGGTACAGGATCTACAACATCATCATCTGGCGTTAAGTCAGCCGCATCTGGCGCTTCTTTAGTAACTCTTGATGATAATTTAAGAGCTGGCAATTATGCGTCAAGTGGTTTTCCTGGTGCAGATATGGGCGGCGCGACTATCAATCTGACAGTCAATGGCGCTATTGATTCAGAGGGTACTGCTCGGACAATTATCAACACTTTGAACGATTCCTTCTATCGTGGCACTGGCGGAGCCGGCGCCTTTGCGGCCAGCTAATGACACAGTGGTCTCCAGTCTGGAAAGTAACAATCCAGGGCGTTGAATACACTGACGTCGTTCTAGCCAATCTTTCAATTTTTTCAGGCCGGTCAAATATCTACACACAGGCTCAAGCCGGATATTGCACGCTCAATCTAATCAACCTCAATCTAGGCGCTATTACTGCCCAGATAAATGATGCAGTCTCAATCCAGGTTAAAGATACATCGGGCGCATTTGTGCCAATCTTTGGCGGCACGATTGTGGACGTCTCTGTAACAGTCTCACAGACTGGCTCTGTAGCAATTACTCAAGAAGTCACCATCACGGCTCTGGGAGCCCTTGCAAGGCTACAGAAGGCCTTGACCTTTGGCGTCTTAGCAAAAGATTTTGATGGTGATCAGATCTATACAATCCTTGAAGATTTACTGGTAAATAACTGGGGCGAGGTTCCAGCAGCTCTTACATGGGCGGCTTACACGCCAGCGACAACAACATGGGCTACTGCGGAAAATACTGGTCTTGGCGAAATAGATCGTCCAGGCAATTATGAGCTGGCAAATCGTGGATCTAATCAAACAGTGGTCTGGAATCTTGTCGCAGATCTTGCAACTTCTGGGCTGGGCTATTTGTACGAAAATGCTTCTGGACAAATCTCATACGCCGATTCGACACATCGTTCGACTTATCTGGCAACAAACGGATACACCGATCTCGATGCAAATCAAGCTCTCGGCCGTGGAATCAAGATCCAGACAAAGGCCGGAGATATTCGCAACGACGTCTCTATCGTCTGGAAGTCAGGGACACAGACGGCCACAGATGCAGCTTCTATTGCACTGTACGGAAAACTAGCCCAGGAGATTACGACTTCACTGGAGCATTCTGCCGATGCACTATCTCAAGCGCAGTTTTATTTAACACTCAGGGCGCAGCCTCAAGCCTTTTTAGATTCAATAACTTTTGCACTGACAAATCCAGAGGTCGATGATGCAGATCGTGACGCGCTGATAAACGTGTTTATGGGTCAGCCAATTTCACTTTCAAATCTGCCCATCAATATGCAATCCGGTAACTTCTTAGGCTTTGTAGAAGGCTGGCAATTTCAGGCATCTTTCAACGAGCTCTCAATCTCGCTTATTGTGTCGCCACTGCCGTTCTCACTCCAGGCGATGGAATGGCAAGATGTAAGTGTCGCCGAAACTTTTAACACGCTCAGCCCTACACTTGACTACGCAGACGCGTTAGTCGTCAATTAAGGAGAAACGATGGCAAATCCAACTACCAACTTCGGCTGGGTCATGCCGACGAGCGCCAGTCTCGTTACAAATCTCCCAGCTGATTTCAACACTTTCGGTCAAGCCGTAGACACATCGATGTCGGAGCTGCTCGGTGGTACAACTGGGCAAGTCTTATCTAAGACATCTAATACAAATATGGATTTCACATGGGTCACAACCGATGACGCAAATGCAATTCAGAATTCAATCGTGGACGCAAAAGGTGACATCGTTGCAGCAAGTGCAAATGACACACCAGCACGTTTAGCGGTAGGCACAAATGGACAAACTATTGTCGCAGATTCAACAGCAGCAACAGGATTAAAATACTCCGACGCCGCGCCTGCTGGCGGATTATCGAGAATCGGAAGTGTTACAAATTTAACTGGCGCAAGCACAATCACCATTTCGGGCATCAGTAATAAAAGTCGTTTATTTATCAATGTCACTCAGGCTTCAAGTGCAAATGCAAGCGCGTTTTTTAGTTTGCGATTTAACTCCGATACTGGAGCAGTTTATGGTTATTCTGGTGTATTTAATGACGGTGGCACACTTGCAAGTGCTTACAGTACAAACGCAACTTCAATTCCTCTTGCTAAACAAGGCACAAATGCCGCAGATACTTGCAGCGCAATAATGAATGTGGTTGGAACATTTTCTGCAGGTATAGCGCAATTTAATTTAGGCAGTCAAGCATCAGGTACAACTGTTGAAAGTTATAATTGGTCTGGTTTTTATTTTAGTTCTGCACAAATTACTTCAGTGTCAATAATTTCATCTTCAGGTAATTTTGACGCTGGTACAGTCGATATATGGGGAGCATAACAATGACAAAACAATATGAACGCACTGTCAATTTGGAAACAGGGGAAACAACAGACAGAGAATTGACAGAGGCTGAAATTGCTGAATTGGCAAATGTTAAGTCGGTTGCGGAAATGCAAGCGGAACAATTGCCAACTGCGCCATGACTTATCCGCAAGGCACTTCTGCGCGACTGATTGAAGTAGCACTAGCTGAACTTGGCACGGTTGAGCAAGGCGACAACCTTACAAAGTACGGCAAATTCACGAAGGCCGATGGACTGCCCTGGTGCGGTTCATTTGTTAATTGGTGCGCAGATCAAGCTGGTGTAAAAATTCCTTCGATGGTCTCAACTGCTCTAGGCGCACACAAGATGAAAGAGCTTGGTCGATGGATTGACGATAAGCCGCAACTTGGCGATTTGTGCTTTATGGATTTCCCACACGATGGCGTTGATCGCATTAGTCATATTGGAATCGTCGTAAAGGTTGGCCAGACAAGTGTTCTTTGTATCGAAGGCAACACGTCCGGCGATGGAGATCAACGTAACGGCGGAATGGTAATGATTAAACGCCGCTACATAGGAAAAGAAATTGTCGGTTTCGCTAGGCCAAAGCTTGTTGCCTATGCTGGAGAATATCCAGAGGTCGAGCCACTTCCACAGGCTAAGCCGAAAAAGGAGAAAAAGAAATGAACGATTTCAAAGCGATGATGGCATCATGGTTACGCGGCTCTGTAGCTGGAGCGCTGGCCGTTTACATGACTGGCAACACAAATCCAAAGGATCTAGCTCTAGGTCTACTTGCCGGAGTTGTACCTTTGGCGATGCGCTGGGCTAATCCAAACGACGTGGCATTCGGCAACAAGAAGTGAGCGTAGGCGAATGGACGGCGGTAAGTGGGCTTGTTCTTGCGGTGCTTACTGCCATCTATTCGTCAATGCGATTCATGGTGAAGTCGATCATGAGGGAACTGCAACCGAATGGTGGCAACAGTCTGAAAGATCAAGTCTCTCGAATTGAGCAGCGATTAGATCAATTACTCATGGAGCTTGCTCTTAAAAAATAGACACGCCGAAGTCAATCTTGAAATTCTCGGCCATTGATGTCACTCTGTATCTGGGAGCATTCGACAAGGCTCCCACGGGAGCAAAAAATGACAACAAGTGAACTGGGACTATTCGTCCTAATGCTTATCGCCTGTATTCTTTGGGCGGTAGTAAGTTATTCAGTGGGCTTTAAAGAAGGCCAGCGAGAAGGCTATCGACGCGGTCGATCTGTATCACGCCACATCTCAGCAAAGGAGCTTACAAAATGAGCTTTTTAGATAATTACGAAGATGTAGCTGCAAGGATTCAGCGATTCTGGGCTACACACAAAGACGGCAAAATCCACACGTCAATCATGGACATCAACCTGGAAAAGGGCTACGTTCTAGTCGAATGCCGTGTGTATCGCCATTACGAAGATCAGGAGCCAGCCGGTATCGATTACGCATTTGGCAACGTGCAAACCTACAACGTCCAGATGAAAAAGTGGTTCGTTGAGGACACAGTCACAAGTGCCATTGGACGATGCGTTGGTCTAGTGCTTGGATCAGACAAGCGTCCAACAGTCCAGAATATGGCACAAGTGGAGCGAATCGATTCACAGATTGTTCAAGATTCAGCCAAAGATTATGACTATTGGAGTACGAAACACGGAGACGTTCCATCGTTTCAGACGCGAGAAGCTGCTGATGAAGCCGGAATGCCTACGCTTGGAAGTGCTATCGATGAGATCAAAGGAACTCTTGGCGGCGTTCAAGTAGCTGCTGCGCCTTTATGCGTGCATGGTCACATGATTTGGCGTGAGGGAACATCGGCTAAAACTGGCAAGGGCTGGGGCGGTTATATGTGCGTCGAGAAAGTAAAGGCTAAGCAGTGTCCGCCATCGTGGTACGTCTTAACCTCAGACGGTCAATGGAAGCCTCAAGTTTGATGGGCGAGATTACTTTCATAAAAGACGGTCACGCCTCAGTCATTCATGACGACGGCACAATAACCACGACGGCACTGGATCGATGCGATGAATGCCTGGAATGGCAGACAAGTGCCGGAGGCTTGACTATTCGTGATCATGGTCAAGAAGTCGTGATTTGGGTGTGTGCAAAATGCAGAAAATAAAAAACATAGTCACTTTGGCTTGTTCTTGTGGCAACCTTAAATCTTGGACAATAACGGTCGAAGGTGGATTAAATTTTGATGGGACTTATAAAAGTCATAAGTATTTTATTCATTGTGAAAAATGCGATGCAAAAAAGCTTTTAGCAAAGGGAAGTTTATGCAGAAAATGACAGTGACCGAAGCTGATGAATGGGCTATCCATCGACGAGCTTCTGATGTGATATTTGCACAATCTGGCCAGTTAGGTCATGGCATTCAGTACAACTCAAAGCTAAATAATCATGAGCGATGCGTGGAATACGCCGAATCTCTAGCTGCTGAATTACTAGTGGCAAGGTACTTCGGCCTCGATTACGACATCAACGACAACAAAGGCAAGAGACGGGCTGATGTAGGACAGGGCATAGAAGTACGCTGGACGTCATACACAGGCGGAAATCTTATCGTCTATCCTTACGACAGAGACGATGATGTGGCCGTGTTAGTGGTCGGCAAGTCGCCGACATATTTCATCGTAGGCTGGCTACCAGTGGCCTTTGCTAAACGTAAGCGATTCAAGAATCCACGCCAGGATTCTTGGTGGGTCGATCAAGGCAACCTAAATCCGATTGAGAATCTAGCAAGGAGTGACTATGCCACTGCTGCGATTTGATTGTTCGATCTGCAAGAAGCTTTATGGCGATGCACGCCAGGAGCATCTAATTACAAAGGGCAAGGAACTTACAGAACACGAATGGTTCGCCCAGTGTGCCGGTTGTGGGACATTCTCGGTTAAGTTGGTCGATGATGCGTTGGTGGCCGGCCTTGAGTAGTTATACACAGGCCTATCCACAGGAAGATGTGGACGATGCGACACACCGATTTCAATCCTTGACAGATTGTCAGTATCCATCGCTATACTTAAAAGATAATCTTTTAAAGATTAAAAAGATAAATAAAAAGATTATAAATATTAAAAACTTATTGGTCATTCCTATGTCAATTCTGATCTTGACGTTATCCACAACATCATCCAAAGCAGCATCACAGACAGATTCATTCAAGCTCTATGCTCATTCATTAATCGTCAATGACGAGCAATATCAATGCTTCTACAAGCTGATAAACAAAGAGAATCGATTGTGGAATCCGAAGGCACGTAATGGCTCACACTACGGAATTGGTCAGATGAGGAACGAGACATACAAGAATCTCGATGGCTTCACTCAGATTCGATGGTCTATCAAATACATCAAGAGCCGTTATGGATCTATGTGTAATGCGTGGAGATTCTTCCAGAAACATAACTACCACTAATGGCCGCTAAGTCAGCAAGAGCTAATGGAGGCACAAGAGCCTGGTCGAAAATACGTGAACGG